TACCTTTTCCAAAATGGATTTCAAAATCAACTTTTCTAAAAGGCGGTGCTACTTTATTTTTTACTGTTTTTGCCCATACGTTGATACCAACTACATCATCACCATCTTTAATAGGTTGACCCGCACCAAGCTTAATACGAATAGAGCTATGGAAGGGAATAGCTTTACCACCAGGTGTAGTATCAGGGTCTCCATACATCACACCAATCTTTGTTCGAATCTGATTTAAAATAACAAATAATGAATTTGTCTGTCCAATCAAGCCCGTAATCTTTCTCATTCCCTTTGAAATAGCACGGGCTTGAAGACCAATTGATTCCTTATCGTAATCACCTAACAATTCAGCTTTTGGTGATGATGCAGCAACACTATCCCAGATTATCGTAATTGGCACATCCTTATCAAGCGCCTTGGCTTTTAATATTGTCTTTTCTGCAATATCTAAAACCTCTTCAGTGCAGTGTGTGTCAACGTAAACGAAGCGTTTTGAAACATCCACACCTAGATTGCCTAGATTCTCAACTGAGGTAGCATTTTCAGTGTCAATATAAACAACAATACCTCCCATTTCTTGGGTACTTCGTGCAATTTGTGTAGCAATATGTGACTTACCAATTGAAGGAGGTCCGAACATTTCTACAATTCTTCCTTCTGGGAATCCGCCATCTTTCTTATTAGCACAAATGTAATCTAACAATTTACTACCAGTACTAACCCAACGTTTAACATGAGTTGGACTTTCATCTTCAGCTAAATTATATGCTATACGTGAACCATGGTCTTTATTGAGTGACTTAATCAAGTCTTTTGTAAAATCGTCATCTTTAATAACTTTTCTTGGCATGCAAACTCCTTTTTATGTTCTTAAGGATTATACAAAAAAAAGGGAGCTTTTTCAAGCTCCCCTAAAACTTTGTTTTTATTTTAAGTTTTTAGTCCATCAAATCTGCAAAAGCGTCATCTAAACTATCATAAGACTTTTCATCTGATGATTTAGAAGAATTACTTGACGCTGTAGTTGAGGTTTTTGATGTTCCCCACTCATTATCATCTTCTTCATCATCACCGGCCAACCAGTCGTTTACAATTTTGCTTAACTCATCGTAAGTCTTGCAAGTGTAAATCTTATTAAGGTCTGGAATGTTTGTTAACCATTCCTTAGCTTGATTTTTATCATTTGACAGTTTGGTTGATTTACCACGTGGTAGAACTTCTGTGGTTGCCCACTGTTGTCCAGGATTCTTAGTGCTAACAACTTTAATATCACGACCTTCAAGAGGGTCGGTAATATCTCCGTAATCTTCATCCAGCATCATGCCAAGCAGCTTTTGATATACCAGTTTACCAAAACCCCAAATTTGCACACCTTTGTCTTCTTCACCGCGAACAATCACAGCTGCATAGCATCGCATCTTTGGATAAAGCTTTTTAGCCATCTCGTAAGATTCCTTTGTTCCTTCATCACGAAGTTTGTTAATCAACTCTTGAATTGGGTCTTTTTGTCCAAACTGAGCTGGTGCAAGTAGACCGCGCTGACCAGGGATGTTGTAGTAAAATTGCAGTTCCTTAAAAGGTTGCCCATCATTGTCAGGAAAAGAAAGTAGACGAACAGTATGTTCTTCACCCTCTGTTGGTTTCCACATAACATTAGTTGATTTTACGTTTCCGCTTAGTCGTTCAAGTTTACGCTTAATAGCATCAAAATCGATAGCCATATATTTTTACTCCTGTTTAATGTTTAATTTGCAATTTTTAATGTTTAATGTTTAATTGCTATAGCATTATAACATAAGGGTAGAAATATTACAAGTTTGACAAAACTTTTTTTATTTTTTATATGGGTAATATTTTGATTTATCACCACCGTAAGTGGTTTTAAAGAAATCACGCTTCTGCTTTAACTTCTTGCGTGTTGTAAAAGAGCCATCTGCCTCTCTACCCAAAGGAACTGAAGCGCCAGCAACTGCACCAGCACCACTAAACTCTTCAATTTTATCTTCATCTTCTTCTTCGATATCTTCATCAACAAGCTTTTCCATTGTTTCCAATATCTTGAACATCCCGTCTTTAAAAACACGCAATTCACAAATCTTTGCATTTGCTTCATACGGGTCTTCTTCGTTTAATTCTTCAAATTGATATCCTGATTCTTCAAAGTAATCAACAGGAAAACCAGCAGACATTTTAGAATTATATGTAGAAGCAGCTGAGTCTCTTGGTGAACCATTATACCCATGCTGTATTGATTTTCTTTGCTTTACATAAGCTGAATCATAGGGTGAGTCTCCTACACCCAGTCTTATTTCTCTTATTAAATCTTTAAACTTCATAACGATATTAAATATCGTTCTAAATCTCTTTTATCTCAACGGGAATCTGTATTCCTTCTATCCCAAGTTTTGCTATTTTCTTTATTTCTTCTACATGTTCTTTTTCACAAGAAAACAAGAGTGCATCATGAATAACAGCATGTCCTCTTACTAGTTTGTTATCGTTTAAAAAATTAAGAAAAGAAAGACAACAAAAATCAACAGCAGAAGACTGAATATAATAATTGACAACATTTGAATCACTAAAAATAGGTCTTCCAAAATAATTCTCAATATAACCCTTTTCTTGAAATTCAGTCTTCAATTTTTCTGTTAACTCATTAAAAGACAAGTAATCTTTTAAAGCTTCAATCTCGCCGCTAGATAGGCCAGAAAGCTTCTTTATTGTTGAACTAGAAGCACCATATAGACAAGATATCACAGCTTGCTTAAATTTGGCTCTGCTTATACTAGGATTAATCTCCAAGACATCTTTGACATGTTGATAAACATCTTTTACATCTTCATCGATTAATCCCATCGTCATTAGATAAAAGTAAGGTTCACATGATTTAAAGTCTACTTCTAACAAAACATTGTCAAAGTTAGGTTTTAAAAGCTTTCTATCTGATTTTTTCATTGTCAAATAATTTATGCCCTCCTTAATTGACAATCGACCAGTTACACTGTCATGTTTGTACTTTGGAACATCTTGCCACTCACCTTCGAAGAAAAGATTATCTAATCTTTTAAACAATTGTAGTCTTTTAGGAAAGGTTTCAAAAAAGTATCTTGTAATAAACGAGTTTTTATTATCAGATAACTCAATCTTAAGATAATCAAGATATGACTTTTTTTGTTTTCGTGTTAAGAAGTACTCCCAATTAACTTCTTTTGCGTTTAAAGGTTCTAAGACTTTTGAATAATATGATTTTAGACTTTTTATCGAGTCTTTTTTACAGATACTTCTAATCTTATTTAGAGAGTCAATGTTTATTTTTATTTCTGCAGAATTATTAACGATAATATTTCTTCCAGAAAAGTTGTACTCTGGAGTTATTTCATAATTTAGTTTCAAAGCAGCACCTTTTTTATTTTAAATTACTACTCTGCAACCAATTTTTCAATAGCTTTTGAAATATCTCCTCTTAGGTTTCTAACCATACCTTGATTTTGGAGCTTTAAGTCACAGCTTGTTGTGAAAGACCCGGGAGATATTGTATGTGTAACACTATTTACCATATATACATTGTCTAAGTCCGTATTTGTGCCTAAGTCAACATATATTTGATTACCCATTGCTATAAAAGGAATACCAAGCATTTCAACTTTTAAATTAGCAGGAAATACTGTTACCTCTGAATCAGCAGCATTACCTCTTTCTCCCTTTGTTGTTCTGCCTTCTCTTCTTGCAACCTCAGCTTCAATAGCAAAAGCTTGTGCAATGCTATCTCCCGTTGTACTATTTACAGATAAGCTTCTAATAACACTATTATAAGCTCCGTATGTTATACTTGGAAATTGTCTTTTTACATAAGCTTTTAAATCATGTGCAGATAATTCAGGAAGCGAAATTTTTGCTGATGAAGTCTCACCAGGAATATCTGATTTTAATTCTTTTTCTAATCCAATTCCATTTCCTTGACCATCAATAATTGATTCACCTGCAGTTTTTACCCCTAAATTGTCAATCATATCAGAGACCAATTGTGCTTTTGCACTGATTGTTACATTTGTATCAAAAACATGAATTCTTAATATTTTTGAAGAATCATAATAACCAGATTCTGAACCGCCCAAGTCTTCGCCATTTAGAAAGTTAGATATCTTTCCTAATGTGTTTAATTCGTTTCCACCACTTTTTAATATTGGATTTGGATTAATAGCTGGTAGAGTCTCAAATTTAGCAGTTATAAATGGTTTAACAATAGCATTTACGTCAACTTTAGGCAACCCATCGTTACTATATATTTTAGAAATTACGTCTGCACGATTTTCTTCTATTACCTTATTATAATATCTTTGTGCAATTGCATCTTTTTGACTGTCTTCTAGATTTTTTTCCTCTAAAGACTCACCATGTTCACTATTATAATCATCTAATGCATT